TGGAGTTCAGACGTGTGCTCTTCCGATCTACTTTCACCATCTTCCTTATGCTTAAATGAGTTGAATATCAGCTCGTTATAAGTTTTAGGCTTGTGACGATCCATTTTGGTCATCTCCAGTATCCAGAAAACCGATAGGCTGTGCTGGTTGTTCATCATCAGCAGGTGCAGTTGAAACATTAGCTTCTCTTTGATCATAAGCATGTTGAACAGCACCACGAGCTACGGGTTCAGTAACCTTTTTGCCTTCTGCATTGGCTTGATCAATCAATGCTTTAACAGCACGGATTTTCTTTTCAGCGCCAGATACATCTAAAGTAGCAGCTTCACTTACAACAAACTTAGCAATTTCATCAATCGTCATAACTTGTTGAGGCACTGGCTTTCTAAGTTCAGTGGCTTTTTTAATGTAGAAACTCAAAGCAGTATCAATACCAGTTGCAAGTGCCACGATGATTAGGCAACCGATAGCAACATAATTAGAAATTTGATCCAATGACATCACTATTCACCAGCTTTCTTGGTATCAAGCAAGGTACCAGGAACCGGAACCTTGATTTCTTCACCTTCATGATTATCTGGTGCTGGTGTAGTGTCCTTGACCATACCGTTGTCGGTTACGCCGGATAAATAGCGAGTCCACTTGGTAACTTCCTTGACAACGTCTTGTGGCACATCGTCCAATGTTAAGACTCCATCTTGTACTAATGTTACATAGTCCAAAATTCTAGTGTTTGGTTTCATAGTTATTTAACTCCTCTCGTAATTGTTTGTTTTCTCTTCTTAATTCCTTATTTTCAGCAAGCACAGCTTTATAGTCGTCTGCTAAAAAGCTGTGTTCGTCCTGTCTCGTTGATCTCTTATCACTTAGATAACTCGTAAGCAGTCCCAGTAAAAAAGGGGCTAGTACACTAAGTATGTCTTTAAGACTCTGCAAGTGTATCAGCTCCTTTCTTATCGTCGCGGTTGGTACTCAAATGCTAATTGCATCAGGTTAACGATTGAGTAAATCTCAAAAATGATTGCCGGATGAAATCTAAAGTATCCAACGCCCACAACGTGAAACATCTCAGCGACCAGTAGCACCGTTAAAAATGCTACTGACACACCTAAACCGAGTTTTACCAGTCGATCTTCGTGTAGGTTAAATACACCAACTACAATAAGAATCAAGCCAGCGATCAAGCCGACGGCATCAAAATAGATGTTGTTCCATGCCGGTGCCAATGATGGTGGGTAGAAGAAGTATGTCCTATCCATCATGAAGCAAACCGCTAAGCCAGCGATCAGTAGACCGGTCTTAATGAAATTCCAGCGGTTAATGCTGTTGAATTTATGCAGTTGGTTGAGTTTGGTTCGTGATTTGTGCAACATAGTCTTCGCCTACAATCTTCTTGTAGTCTGCTGGTTGTAATTGACCGGTCTTCACTAAACCTTGGAAGTAAGCCTTGTCAAAAAGACCCATTTGAAAATCTAATTCCCACATTTGAACAAACATTTCATAAATTGACATACTAGTTACCTCCGTTTTCTTGCTTATCAGTTGATGGTTGAGCTGGTGTAGTTGATACGGCTTGCTTTTGACTTGCCATTTGAAGCATTAAAGCTTGCATTGATTGAAGAACCTTGTTTTGATTTGCTTGACCATCCGTCAATGCTTTGATGCTCTTAGTTAAAGCAAGACTTTGAGCAGTACCGGCTTGTTGACCTGCTTGAAGTGTCTTAACGGTTTGATCAAGTTGTTCCTTTGATTTATCAAGTTCGACAATCTTAGCTTGTGCTTCTGCCAAAATTTGAGCTTGACCGTCCTTGTTGTTTTCTACCCAGCCATTAGTGTTGATGTCCCAAACTGGATCCTTCAAAGATTCGTCCGGCTTTTCAGTGTGGACGTGCCATGGGAGTTCATCAAATTCAACATCTGTGTAGATTTCGTGAAATCTCAACTTTTGATCTGTTGCATCTGGATCAGAGAAGTAGTAAACATACAATCTCTTTTCATTTTCTTGTGTAGCCGTTTCATTTGCACCGGCTACTGGTGCAGTTTGTGTTGTTTCGTCAGCCATGATAGGCTCCTTTCTATTAAAAAGGCCCACGGGTACGCCCTGTGAGCAAGGTTATTTTTTTGCATAAAAAAAGCACTCTTGCGAGTGTTGTCCTTAATTTTTATGATAATTTACCGCCGTTTGAGAGAAATTCACTTAATTTGAAAAATGGTCTTGGATGTGAATCGAGGAATTGCTTATTATCAACGCTTAACCAGATTTCATTGTTTTTATCAATGACTTGATTGGTTACAGTGTCTCCGACATTAACTTGACCGCCTTGATACCAGTATTCCATATCGTTTTCTGTTTCGTAGCAAGTAACGTATGTCCCTACTGTTGCTTTCCTGCCGATATAGCTTTTAACAAATTTTTGGCTACCAGCAGTGATATTGTCAGCATTGTCATCTATTGGATAAAACTTGGATCTGTTGAATAGTAAGTGATCTAACATGCGATCACCACCATTCTGTAAAGGCTTCTAAACCATTGATATAAGTGATTTAGGAGGCGCTTACCCCCCCAGATTGGAGTACAGTCGCTTTCAGGAACTGACAAAATATAATCGTTGTTTGAATCCGAATAGCTAACTATATATCTCTTTTTGCCATTTTCATTGTAGGTGTTTTTGTATGCACCGATTACGTCTAAAACTTGGCCACTATCAAGGGCATATGGTAGACTGCCACCATTTACTGTCCAAGCAGTAGCACAATCTTTAGTTAATTTGATCTTTGTAGGTAGCGCATAAAAACTTCGACCATTAGCGGTCACATTGTCAGCATTGTCAGCAACGTTGAACCATTTGAGTTTGTTAAAAACCAAGTAATCTATAGTCATGTGTTCGCCCCCCTTTCTATTGATTTACTATTGCCATTCTTTTTCCTTGCCGTTGTGCTTCCCAGTTTGCCGCTGCTGTAGCGTCTGTAAACGTTTGGACCTCGAACTGGTTGTCTTTTAACTGTTGCACTTGGTTGCGTAGGTCGTTAACGTCTGACTTCCAAGCGATGTCTTCACTCCAGACTGGACCGGTACCGTTACCGCCTGTAATTCTAGCTTGGTGGTCACTATAAGCTACTGATAAAACTCCTTTAGTATCCCCACCGCCAAAGCCAATTCCTGCGGCAAAATTATTTAGTAATGCACCGGAACCACCGGCATCAATCCGAATAGACGTAAGTACGTTGTTAGGATTATCAACGCCAAAAATGTCTTTCCAGTTGTTTGAATTCTGAATCTGCCGGAACAATGGTGCAATGGTGTTCACACGGTCCACTTGGTCTTGTGGTCTGCCGTTAACATGTCCCCAATCAACAGTACCGGTATAATGCCCATCACTTGTGATTGCAGACGTTTCTGAACCATTTTTTCTGAAAGAAACATGGTTAGAGCCGTCGTCTCCCAGATCAATAGCTAGGTCTAAATTATCATTGCCGTCTTGGTCTCCGTAGATTTTTGCCCAATCAGTGCCTCCAGACCAGTTCAGTCCGCCAAGGTTACCGGTCCTGTCGTCAATATTGCCACCATTCCAATTAATCGTGGAGCGTAGCGCCATATTGCCACCGCCTAAAGACAAGCGACCATTAGCGTTGGTGTTAGCCTGTGTAGCCGTGTTTTGAGCGTTGGTTGCTTGACTAGCAGAAGCAAGCTGAGTCCAATCGTGCCATGTCCCTTCGTCAAGTGTTCGATACCACGGAGTGCTGTTGTCATCTGGGAAATATAGTTGACTTGTTCTGTGACCATCGCCATTTGAGACAAATAAATTTCCCCATGATCCAGTAGGCGTATTCGCACCTGGATTTGATACATAGTAGGTACCAGTATCAGTAAGATTATTAAAATCTTGTGCGTCAACTGTTCTGCGACCTTTTAACTGGTTAATTTGGTCAGCAAACTGACCAAGTACGTTTTGGTCAACTAGCCATCTATTTGTGTAGCTATTTGTTTCCTTTGTTGGATTCTTGTTTGCAATATCGTAAGCAGTAATGATTGTGCCTGAAGTCTTGCTGTTGATTTGGCTTTGCAAGTTAGTGATATCTACACTAGTGGCATGTTTTACCCAGCCACTCCAGTTAGGGGCGTTAAGTACATTTTGCCAATAACAGTTATCCTGCGAAATAACTGTTACGCTTCCCCAGCCTTTTTTAGTGTGAGTAATAACATAGAACCAGTTTTTATTAGACATATCCGGTAAATTTTTTACATTTTGGACGTTATCGTAACATCTAATTTTTTCATCTCTGAAAGATAGAATGTCATCACCAGAGTTGCCGTCAATTACTTGCATTGCAGAATTTTGTAATGCTGACAAGTCACTAGCATTAGCTTTAGTATTGGCAGTTGTTCGTGCTTGGTTTGCCAAGTCTATTGCATTGCTGACATCTTTTTTAGTGCTTAACTGATACCATGGTAGCCAGTTGCTTCCATTAAGTAAGCGACACCATTGTGGAGAGCCATCATCGGGATAGTACACTTGACTAGTTCTATTTCCATTACCATTTGAAACAACCAACACGCCCCACTGACTAGCGGGGTTATTTTTTATGTTAGCTGGGGTGTTATTAGTGATGTAGTAAACGCCAGTACTAGTAATGCTGTTAAAGTCTGGACTATCTAGTGTTTGAGTGCCTTCAAGCTTACCTAAACGACCACGAACATCGGTGAAAGCATTGTCAACATCGCTCTTAGTGTATACGTCAGAAATATTGGCTTTAGTACTGATTTGAGTGTCTCTGGTCGATAAAGCACTGTCAACTTGGCTTTTAGTGTATACGTCAGAAATATTGGCTTTAGTATTAATTTGTGCGTCTCTGGTCGATAAAGCACTGTCAACTTGGCTCTTAGTATAAACATCAGATATATTGGCTTTGTCACTGATGAGTGCTTGAACTTGGTCAGCGCTGACCTTGCCGTTAGTGTCGGTAGTTAAATTTAGCAGTTTAGCGTCCAGTTCTGCCTTCGTGTAGCTTAATCCCAGATCAGCCTTGCCAGCTAAAAGCTTAGTCAGGTCAGACGTAGTAGTATATTTTGCAAGCTGATCGTCTAGCTGGTTAAAATGAACTGTCCCCGCATCGCTTACGGTCATATTGACATTAGCAGCATCTGAAAGTGTCATGTTCAAGTTAATGCTGATTGCTTGACTTGAACTTTGATCTGCTGGCGGTGCTACTAGTGTTTGTGTGCCACTAGCTGGAGTAATGCCTATTAGGTACTCTTGGTTAGCCGTAATCCCGTGTTCTGCATCGTCTGTGTCGAGCTTGGCAAACCAACCAATCGAGTTAAAAACCACATCGTTTGTTAGACCTTTGTTTCTAAAATTTGCCGTAATCGTGATAACATTGCCATTATCATTGCTTACTAGCAGATTTGCTGATAGTTCCTTGCCTTGCAAGCTGGTTAATGCCTGCAACGTTTCATTGGATATACTTGATACGTCTTGGGTATATGCTTCTGCTTTAGTGTAAGTAATTTTTCTGTTGCCACTGGCAATTGAAGCAAGCATCTGATGACCAATATTGGTTAAGATAGTGTTACTAAATTTTGGATCTTCTACCATTTTTTGCTCCTTTCTAAATAGCATTAGTAGTATATGTGTCTTCTTGATATGAATTTGAAATAACACCTAAGTAGTTCTGTTTTTGCATAGATGCATAAAACACGATCACATCAAGCCAGTAGCCAAGAGCTAACATGTGCTGCAAGTTATTGACCAGAAATCTTTGGATATAGTCATCGTTGATGTAATCCCACGGGAGCATGATACCCACGTGACGTGGGTTCTTTGTCTTCCAGATCTTGATGCCTTGTGTGGTCCCTAACGCTGTAGATGTGATTTCGAAAATACTTGGAATTGTGCCCTGCGCCCTTGATAGCAAAATCTTCAATCTAATTAAGAAACGGTATGGATCATCAGCCTTAGTTGGTCTTGATGTATTGATGTCTTGACCAAATAAGTCCAAGGTTGAACCTTCTGCGTCTTGAATCGCACGCCAGCGCTCGACCTTGTCAGCCATGTCACTGATCTGTTCAAAGCCGTTGTTATAGGTATCAAGCAATTTGTACATGTTACCACGAGGATCTTTCACCCAGTGGTCGGAAATCTCAGCAATTAGCTGATCAGTTGTTTCATACGCCATTTACATCAACCTCGATATTGCTTTCATCACAGCTAACCGCTTGATTGATGTCATTAACGATGTCATTGCTACCAAGGTTAGCTTTATTGGTACCAATCGTGATAATTGCTTCATCAACACCGTCAACGCTGTAAACGAGTGGATATAAACGAGTTAAAAATAAGGTTTTCCCGATGATTAGGTGATTGATGTAATCTGCAATAGCAGCTTTAACATCATCAACGCCTTCGTCATCGTTCCAACCTTCATTAACTTTGAGTGTGACTTTTACATAGATAGGCTTATCGATAGCGTGATCAAAGTGGACGGTTCTTGGATTGCCTGTAGCGTCCGTTACATCCATAGCCTTTGAACCAACCAAAGTGGTACCCGCTGCCATGTGGTTAACGATCACATTGGCAATGTCATTATCATTACCGCCTAGAATGTACAGATGCACTGTGTAAGGTAGGTTGCCCCATCTATCAGCATCAGCCTTGTCGTTTTCCACAGGGTTAACGTCTCTTACGCCAGGCAATTCCATCAATGCTGACTTCATGCCCCAAGATCGGAAGAGCACACGT